AGGATTAGTTTGTGGAGACAAATCATTAGCACCAGTAGGAAGAGCACTTCCACCTACTCCAAGCCCACCAGATGCCGGAAGACCTCCACCCAATGATCCCAAAGATCCAAGAGCTGCATCCATAACCTGCTGTTTAACTCCATCAGCGATGGCACCTCTATTGACGTATACATATAACCCACTGCCAACAACGGCAAGAGATACAACGCCAGACGCAATAGCAACGATGTTGACAATTTTCTGCATTTTTTTTAAACGAGTAACCTATTTAGCTTTATTATAATACGTTTTGTAATATTTGACAAGCCCTGAAGTAGTCTTAAATTTACTAGACCACTCATGAGCACATTCATATATCGACTGTGCAGGATTTGCTTGACCGAAATTTGCCATCAATATCCTCAAAGAATCTTGACGAACTTTAAACTGTTCTTCTGATATATCCCCCAAATCTTCAAATCCTTTGACATTACCAGAAACTGTTATATCAGCTTTATCATAGGTACTATTATTGGGCATTAGTTTAGTAATCACTATCCTCTCCTATGTATTCAAGAGAAAAAATATTCTGTTCTTGGACTATAGGATTTAACCATTCTTTAAATTCTCTTTCTATGGCAAAAGCATCCTCCAGTTTTTCTACATCTTCCATATCAACCAAAAGAGTAATTCTATCTATTACCCAATCATGATTCTTCTGAAGAGTTTGTTCCAAAGGTTCCATAATTCTTCTTCATATATCTGCCAAGGATGTTGCTATTATAGTATGCAGGTGATCCATCGTCAAGTGCTTCCATTAACACATTGTTAAGAAACAATTGTTTAGTCTCTTCGTAATTTACTTTACCAAGAGTTTCATGAAGGCTTATTATCTCTCTCTTGAAGCTGGATTTTCCAATAGCTTTAACATCGGCTTTAAGTTCGTCAGAACTTCCGTAGTAGTTTTTCCAGTCGCTTTCAGACGTAACCCGTCTCTTGCCTTTACCACTTCTAGGCTTTCTACGCTGGGTAAAATATTTGCGTCCGATGTACCTTTTCCCTGAGATTGTATTTGTAATACAGTAGACGTAACCGAAGAAGTCGCCAATATCATCAGAAGTGAAATTTGCACCCTGATATATCCAGGGGTTTTCATAATCTCCTTCACTAATCGATTCCATCCCATTATCTTCATAGTATGAATATTTCTATATGTATATATTCATAAATATTCAATAAAGATTTGTAGTAATGTCAGTTTATGTAAATAATATCACCATCGATTCTGGTGTTGAATTTTCTTTGCCACTAACAATATTAGATAATGTTGGAGCCAGTGCATTAAATCTAACTGGTTATGCTTGCAGTGCTATGATGAGAAAGCATTCCAAATCAAGTGCTGCTACTACATTCAATGTTGGAATTACCAGTGCTGCTGAAGGAAAAATAGCATTAGGTCTTGCTTCAACAATAACAAGTGCATTAAAAGAAGGTCGATATGTCTATGATATATTATTAACTACACCTACAAATATGAAATCAATAGTCGTTGAAGGAATGGTTTTAGTTAGAGTAGGAATAACTTCCTAAAAAATAAATAAATTTAAAGAGTCTGAATAATGGCAGTATACACCACCAATTTAACAATCTATACAGGAACAAACTTCGATCAAGTTTTTGTATTAGCTAATGATGTAGATGATTCTGCATTTAATCTTACTGGGTATACGGGAATATCTAAAATAAAAAGACGTCCAGGATCTTTAACAGCAACTTCATTTACTACTTCATTCACTGATGTAACTGCTGGAAAGGTAAAGATCTCACTTTCTTCAGAACAGACATCAGCATTATCTCCTGGAAGATATTACTATGATATTCTTTTGTCTATGGGTGGAGAAAATACAAAGGTTATTGAAGGAGATGTGATTATTAAAAAATCAATAACTAGATATTAACCACCAGAAAATTTATCCCAACTCTGTTCAGCAGCATCAATATATGCCTGTTTAAGATCTTCTATATCCCACTCAATATCAGAGGGAGAATCCTGCGAAGGTGTCTTTGGTGACATCTTGCTTGATTCCTCCGACAATATAGGATTCGACTTCTGTTTCTTGGGGTGCCACTTGAAGACCCTTCGAAGAAATCCAATGCTCTGTCCAAGGTAATGGATTATTTTTTGCAGGTATGTCATAAATTGGTTTAATCCCGATTGATTTCATTCTACGATTTGCAATCCACTCAACATACTGTTGAAGTAATTTATCATTAAGACCAATCATAGAACCATCTTTGAATAGATATTCTGCCCATGCCTTCTCTTCATCCACACATTTTTTAAACGCTTCAATTAACCAAGGTTCTTCTTCCTTAGCAATATCAACCATATCAGAATCATCACCCTTCTTCCAATTATTTAATATGTTCTGTGTGATTGCCAAGTGCTGGTTTTCATCTCTAGCAATGAGGGAGATGATCTTTGCACTACCTTCCATAAGTTTAAGCTCACCAAAGGCAAAGCTACATGCAAAACTAACATAAAAGCGAATACCTTCCAAAATGTTGACATTTGCAACTGCCCTATAAAGTTTACGTTTCAAATCTTTTTTACACCATTCTGCTGTGGGAGATCCTCTACCACTCTCAGTCCACATACATCCATTACCCCACTCCTGTGCATATCTAATAAAATCATCATAAGCACCAGTAACACTTCCAGCACGTTCTAATATACGTGGGTCTCTAAGAATAGTATCAAATACTTCAGAAGGATCTGAATATACATTCTTCATAATGTAAGTATAAGAACGACTATGGATCATCTCCATAAATTCCCATACCTTCATACATGCTTCTAATTCGGGAAGAGAACAATATGGCGCAAATGCCATACCAGGTGCTCTACCCTGAACACTATCAAGCATCGTTTGATACTTTAGATTACTTGTAAAGATATGTTTCTGTTCTGGACGTAACTGTTGATAGTCACCTCTATCCTTTTGTAAGGAAACCTCTTCTGGTCTCCAGAAATATCCCAACTGAGACTTAGTTAAATTCTCAAATGCAGGATACTTATAGGAATCATATCTTTGAACTCCTAAAGGTTTACCAAAAAACATAGGTTGTTTCTTAGTATCAACTTCTGCAGTATTAAATACTGTCATTCCATTAATATCAGATTGCACAGCTGTCACAACATTCCTCCTCAGAATTCATAATATCATCAACCAAATTATCTAATGTAGACTTCCCTTGAATGCCTACTTCTTCAACATTATCATACCACCCAACAGGGTGTGCTGGTTCCTGAATTTCATCAGTCTTAACATCATAAGTATTCTGATAATAAGAAGTTTTCCAACCATACTTATAAGTTGTTAATAAGTCCTGTGCCATTACACTAACAGGAACTTCAGAGTTCTCATAATGCTCTGGATTATAGGACCAGTTTCCAGAAATTGCTTGATCAAAGAACTTCTGCATAACAGCAACAACATTAATATACCCAGTATTCCCAGGCATATCCCAGAGGAGTGTATAATCGTTCTTAAGACTTCCATAAGATGGAACTATTTGTTTAAGTGGTCCTTTCTTACTTTTCTTAATGGACAAGTAGCCACGAGGTGGTTCGATTCCGTTAGTTGCGTTTGACACAACGGAACTGCTTTCCGATGGCATTTGTGCAGACAATGTTGAGTTCCGAATACCGTGCTCCCGTACCTCTCTCCGTAAAGCCTCCCAATCAAGTAGTAAGTCATTAGGAACAATCTCATCTACTTCCTTCTTATATGTATCTATAGGAAGGATTCCTTGAGCATATTTTGTTCTATCTGAATAGGTACAAGCACCCTTTTCTTTTGCAAGATTTACGGATGATTGAATAAGATAATACTGAAAACCTTCTGTTAGATCATGAACTAACTTCCATGCCTTTGGATCCTCATATTTTACCCCCTGCTTGGCAAGGTAATGTGCTAATCCAATATAACCAACTCCGATTGAACGTCTTGCTTTAGTAGCGATTTCTGCTGCTCTGACTGGGTAACCCTGAAAGTCAATGAGTTCATCAAGACTGCGAACAGTAAGATCGCAAAGAACTTCAAGATCTTGAACATCCCGAATCTTTCCAATATTAACAGCACTAAGGATGCAGAGAGCAATTTCTCCAGTTTCGTCATCAATATGATTAATAGGTTTTGTTGGGAGTGTAATCTCCTGACACAAATTACTCATCTCAACCTTATCTTGAAAGGATGAATGAGAATTACAATGATCAATATTCATAATGTAAATACGACCAGTCTCTGCCCTCTCTTTCAAAAGGTCTAATATTAATTCCTGACCTCCGATGGTACTTCTTGGGATGGATTCATCAGATTCGTAACGGCAATATAACTCATCAAACTGATCGGTCCCAAAACTCTCATACAAACCAGGAACATCATGAGGGGAAAATAACGAGACTTCCTTATTTTCGATAAAACGTTCATAAAATAATTTGGAAATCTGTATACTGTAATCTAACTTTCTGACTCTGTTATCTTCGGTCCCTTTGTTGTTTTTGAGGACGAGGATGTCTCTGATTTCTTGGTGCCAGATAGGAAAGTGGACAGTTGCTGATCCACCACGGATCCCGTTCTGAGTACAGCATCGAACAGTGCTCTCAAATTTTTTGAGGAAGGGGACCACACCTGTGTGTTGTACTTCGCCGCCACGGATTCTACTGTTGATCCCTCTGATTCTCCCTGCGTTAATACCGATACCAGCCCTCTGTGCAACGTATTTGCCAATAGCCACATCAGAACTAAAGATACTATCGAGGGAGTCATCAATATCAACCAGAACACAAGATGCAAATTGACGAATTGGGGTCCGTACCCCCGCCATGATCGGGGTTGGGATGTTGATTCTGTGTCGGGAGATTGCGTCGTAGTATTTTCTGACATAATCTAATCTCGTTTCTAAAGGATATTTTGAAAATATAGATGCTGCAATGAGCAAATACATGAACTGTGGAGTTTCATATAATGCTCCAGTACTTCTATCTTGTACCAGATATTTATCAACAACTTGCCTTAATCCGGCATATGTGAATAAAAAGTCACGATCATGATCTATAAATGTCTGCAGTTTAGCATATTCTTCATCAGAATACAAGGTCAGTAATTCTTTGTCATAAACACCTGCTTCTACGCACTTTACAACGTGATCCTTAAGGGTTGGAGTATCATGCATACGTCCAAACAACTGCTTCCTTAAAGAAAACAATAATAACCGTGCAGCAACAAATTGATAATTAGGATGATCCAAATCAATTAGATCACTCGCAGATCTAATAAGAATCTCCTGTATTTCAGCAGTCGTAATTCCATCATAAAACTGAATACCTGATTGCATTTCAACCTGAGATGCAGAAACACCAGCAAGGTCTTTACATGCTTCCTCAACCATCTTATGCATTTTTTCAAGTTGAAGAGACTCTGTACCTCTTCCGTTACGCTTTTTAACGTTGATGCTCATACCTTTTTCCAATTGTTGAATTGAACGTTTGCTTCTAATCCTGAATATGTATTAGACTCCAACACAGACATAATATTATGTCCTGCTAGAACCATATCATTTATATCTTTCTGCTCTATGCCTCTTGGCCAGATGACCACCCGTTTATTATCTCCGATGCATCGTTCAATACGACCGACAATTTCTTTATTGCGGGGTTCATTATCGTAAGCATAGATAAGGTCGTATGCTTTAAGATACTCAAGGTCACCATCACTCCCACAGAGAGCGATACTATTCTTGACGAATGTTGAGTCAAAAGGTCCTTCAACGATGTAGACACTTTGTTTTGTATCGAGTTGATCCATTCCATAGACTTTCGGTGCCTCTTCGTTTAACATGACTGTGATATATTTAACAGAATTAGGACCTAGACTCCTACCCTGAAACCCTATTAAATTACGTTCTGTATTATACATGGGAATGATGATTCTAGACTCATCCCTACCTATGCTATCGAACGTTTGTTTTTGGGTATTTACCCAAGATTTAAACTTACGAGCAAAGTAAAACTTCTCAGGATCTATCATCCTCTTTTCAAGATATTCCTTAGCAACAGGAATCTCTGATGCCCTAGGAAGATCCAATTTCTTTTTAAAAACTGGTTTCTTGAAATCGAGTTTAGGCTCTTCTACTACAAAATTCTTTCCAGTATAACCCTCCTTAAACTTCTCCATAGTATATTGTTTATGGAGAGTAGAATCAATCTGTTTAAGAAAATTATTGAAGGACAAACTAGCACCACAATTATGGCACTTAAAATTGGTATTCATCTTTACCTGATAGAAATACCCTCGTGCCTTATTCTTGTGCTTCTGGGAATCCCCACAGATAGGACAGCGGAAGTTATAAAGATCCGCTTTGACCCTCTTGAATTTTTGTAGTCGTGAAGAGACTAGTCCGATATATTTTGAATCAGTTAGATCCATCCACAAGAGTAATCTCTTGAGATATTATACTTGCTTCTACTTCTGGTGTCAATACTGTACCAACTATTCTTTGTCCGACTGGGCTAACGATGAAAGATATAACAGCAAGAGCACCAAAAATGCTCCACATTTTCTTTTCCATGAGTCTAAGTCTATCATCTACCTTACGAATATCTCTCTCACATCCTGCCTTAATCTCCGCACTCTGACGGTTGATCTCTCTATGAACCGATTCAATTTTCTCAAATAGTACTGCATCGATCCTATCCTGTTTGTCTAATTTCTCATCATGGACAGCAAGCAACTGCCCCATCTTAACGGAATTGTCTTGTAATGATTCTACTATTCGTTCTAACCTATCCAGAATAGCAGTATTTACTTCATCCATCTCTTTCTAGCACCAGGCATTTTGCCTCTCGCAAGGATGGGTGGTCTTTTCTTTTTATTAACAATAACTGTGGATGAATCATCACCTGTTCCAGGAACAGCAGGTCCTGTTGAATTTGTCGGTGCATCTTCTTTGAGAGACCGAATAGCAGAAATGATCTTATTAATATCCATTAAATTGACTTTAACTCTTCTAAACAGTTTTCATCTGGTGGAATCCCATCAACATTAGATTTTGGATAATCGGGAATCCTCTTCAAATAGATTAAAAAGCTTTTAATTGCTGGCCAAAGATCCTCCTCCATATTATAAAATAATAATGGAACAGTAGCTTCATGAAATACATTAAATAAAACGATTATATGATTCAATATCAGGTGTGTTTTAAGCACACCTGTATTTTTATATCGTTTCAACAATCGCTTAACATACTTAATTCGCTTTAAATCATCCTCAAAGTCGTCTTTAGTAACGGCTTGTGGATTATCATAGAATTTTATAGCGAAGAGCATATAATTGCTCTCATTCAATTCATCAAATTTCATTTAATTCATTATGCAGTAACAGTTACAGATCCACAAGCAGTACCCTGATCAGCAGAGATTGCAACAGCAGCATTAGTTGTGCCGTCAGCAGTATCCTTCAGTGTTCCACCAGCAAGAGCGATGTTCTGAGCACCAACTACTAGCACGTCACTTGCATTAGTTGCAGCATTAGCAGCAGCAATTGCGAGCGAGAATACTAATTCATTAGTACCTGTTCCACTGGCATAAACAAGAGTGTGTGGTCCACGACCTGATCCCGAACCTTGGTTTCCGTTAGTAACAGCAAGTGTTGGGTTACCAGTAACAGTAACTTTCTCATTATATCTGACTCTAACTGAAAGAGTAAATCCTTCGGACTTATCTGCAGTAGTTGTAATCCATTCGACTTCGGTAACATCAGCAGCACCGATTGAATCTGCTAAACCGCCAACGCAAGAAAGAATTTCTGGATCAG